ATCCATATAAATAGCGTCTTTTATATTGGTAAACGTAGCTAGTAACCCCTGCGTGTGCGTGATGGCATCATCATCGAATAGCGAAGTATTCATTAAAGACAAAGCCTGCTCGTCTAATGCCTCACGGTTTAGGTTCGCTGCATTCGCTGTACTTTTTAAAGTAGCATCTAACTGCGCACTTGCTTGTTCACTTTCGTTAAATGCTTCAACGCTACCTTTTAAAAACTCTATTCCTGCAAATGCACCTGCGGCAACCCCTAGAATACTCATTGTAGATTCGAGTGCAGTTGCTGCTACATTAGCCTCCTTTATTTTGGAGGTCATTAAGTCCTTTAGAGATAGGGTATATTGTACGTTGTTATCTGCCATTTATTAACTTTTCCATTGGTCTGTCTTTTTCAAAGCATATTCAAGCCTACCTACTAATTGAGCGAACTTATCATCTGTAATTTCATCTACGTCAATTTTAAAATGATACTGAATTAATGCACCCCACTGACTTATACTATCACTTTCATCGTTTATCTCTGCGTCAACTATTTTTTTTTTAAACTTGTTGTTCGATATTTTGATTATGCTATACACCTCCATAGTAGCTCCCATGTAATAAGCATCGTTTTCTTGCGATTCACTATAAATACGAGGGTCTGATTCTTCTTTGATTATGTAAGCATCTAGTACCTCTGCACATGAACTAATCGGATTTGATAATGCCTTATCCATTACTCGCATCTTCACGAATCGTGGCGGTTCTTTCAGGAATCCAATAACATCTTCATTATTTTCAGGGTCTTTAAAAACAAGTGGAAACACTTTACAATTATGCTTAACGCCCAGATCTAATGCTTTTGCTTCAATTTCTTCGTTTGTCATATTATTTGTTTGTACAAAAGTAACAAATTATTAATTAAAAAAAGGGAGTTTTCACACCCCCTCTTTAAAACTAAACACTATGAAAAAAACATCTTCCTATTTATGGTCAATAAGTCCGATAATAATTGGTATTTCCACCATTATTTTAGTGTCCCCCTGCGATACTGTGAAAGGGTCTTCTAAGAACTCGCAAGCACGTAGTACATCAAGCGATGGTGCTACTCTAGTACCGCTAAAACTCACTTGAATATCAAAGAAATCGATGTCCAAAGGGTCACGACTTGGAGCGGATGCGATAATCTTATTCCATTCGTCACGATATAGCGTAATCTTACCTTCGTATTCTTTATTGCCATAACCTCTTGAAATCGGATCTACACCAAATCCATAGTTATTGTCTTTTTTCTGTTTACGTGTGTACTCTATCTTGGTAATCCCTATCACTGGCACTCCAAAGAGTACCAATGATACGTTTGACCAAGAATAATTTACACCGTTAATTAATGGGTTTGCCATAATTTTATTCTTTTTTTTAGATTAACTTAATGCGTTGACAAATCCTATGTTAACACGAATACTTCTCGCAACACCAATCGGCAACAATTCAACTGCAATTACTAGCAAGTTTGTGCTAAGTACGTTCTGCGTAGGGTCAATTGATACTGCGAAGGCCGATAAATCAGCATCTCTTACCATTTGCGTCAAATTCAGTTCAGCAAGTGAACTAAAATAAGCAATAGTTGTATCTGTTAACGTTCCATCGGAGTTAAGTACAAGTGGACTGCCAAGCGCAGGTAATACGCTAGAGTAAATGCCTCGTTTAGCTTTGTCTATTGTTCTGTTGTTCTCGATGTATGCGTAGTCAGATGTTGCAATAATAGCCGTATGCGAATCGTTAAAGTACGTGCCTGCGCTACCTACATACTTTCGTAAGAAGATATAGCGTAGATTGTCAATAGCGGTTAAATAGCTATCAGCCTTTGCGCTTACTAAGTCACCGTTTGCAAAAGCAGGAGTATCGCACTCTGTACCGTTTGATACATTGAATTTACCAACCCATTCGATAGAGTTACTAACTTGTGCTAATGCAACTGCTCCTAAACAAGCACCTAAACACGTAATTGATTTACCAACCGTAGTGAATAAATACTTTCCTTGACCTGCTCCATCTTGTCCTAAAACGGCACTAACTTTATTAGCAGTTAATGTGTTCAAATCGGTTAAAGTAGAAAGGTCGGCAGTTGCGCTAACATCTGCGCCATAAATAGCACTCAATGGTTTTTTGTTTTCGTCACAATAAGTAACAATTTGCGTGTTAATAGCCGTTAAATCAGCGCTTGTATATGCGTGACATTCACTGTTAAGAAATACACCAACCTGCCTAATCTTTCCACCAGAAAAGTTTTGTAAAGTAGTTATTTCATTAAAGTTATACGTACTAGGCACTCCATAGAATCCAACGTACAATACGCCTTTGGGCTGTATTCTGAAAAACTCGCTTATGTGATAGTGGAATACTGCTAATTTAGAAGCGCTTCCTTGAACTGTGCTTCCGCTACCTGTTGGTTGCGTAATCGTTCCAGCTACTGCCCCTACAATAGTAATCGCTAAAGGCGTTCCACTGTTAGGGTATATACCTAACTTCTTAGGCATAGTAAGTAGTAATGTAGCTGTGCTAAATGTAGCTGAATATCCGTGAATAACTGTACCTGCGTTAATGAATGTTGCGATACTAGCACCAAGCAAAGCAATAGACGAATCCCCTGCTACTGTTGTGTATGTACCTAAGTTTACAACACCGTTTGGCTCTGTAACTTTAATTGTAATTGTATCTCCTGTTGCCCCATAAGATGAGATAACCCACTTTGCTACTGCTGCCGTAGCATCGGAGTACGTATTAGTGATACCTGCGCTTTCTGCATCCGATACGCTAAAGAACTTTTTTATTCTATCGGAGCTTGTGTAGCCACTTGGCAATGTAGCCGTATAGTATAGTAACCCGCTGATGTAATCTTCACCGGCTAATGGTCTACCTAAACCTCCTTGCCCGTTTACGAACGATATGTTTCCTGCCATTTTATTTTTTCTTTTTTGGGTTATCTAAAACTTTCTCTTTTGCCTCAACACCTTTCTCAAAATGTTCGCCACCGTTTGCGCTATGCAAGTGGTAGTGACCATCCGAAGTTACCCAACACTCTTTTATGTTAGGTAAGTTTTCAAAACAGGTGTTAGCGATTTCTTGATTACTCATTATTGCACAAGTCTTGAAACTTCAACCCATTTAGTGCCATCAAAAACAAACTTGATATTGGCTCTTTTGGATGCTGTTAATGTAATAACTGATGTGCCACTCCCCACCTCGAACGTGCCACCAATAAACTTGACTTTAGTGCCAGATGAACTGTTAATAATGCGTACACAAAGTTCATCCCCATAATAAGAGTTAGCGGTGTTTGTCACCTTAATGCTAATACTGTCTACTAAAATAGGTATAGACACCTCCGTGTGGTAGTTCTTAGGTACTACGGTTGTTGTATCATTTCCGATAGCATCGGTTACAGAATAGAACTTATAGTTTAACACACGATATGTATTATCGGTGTTTGTTGCATTACCCGTTCTTGGAGTAACACTTTGCGCACCTACCGATAAAGTAAGCGCACAAAGTAATGTTATAATCGTATATTTCATTTTTTTGAAAAATTTATTAGTTAATTAAACGTTGAAATCACTAGCTACTAAAGTAGTGTACAAGAACACTTCCTTGCTAAATCCATATTGTACATCATACTTCATTAACCCTTTCAAGAAGAATAATTCGGAGTTGTTTTGTAATCTTTGTAATTGCAATTGATTATCCTCTGTTGAGTTCATACCTAAGTAAAGGTTTGAAGATGTATCTGCAAGTCCTTCGCAGAACAAAATTGTATCGTCCGGTAAACCCGCAAGAGTTACAATTTGATACCCTTTGTATGGTAACGCTTGGCCACTGTTAAACGCTTGACCTTTAAAAGTTAAGTTCAATGAAGCTGTTTGATATAATTGCTCGGTGTTTACCGAAACAAAGAATTTCAACCGGTCGAAACGAGTAGGACGCGATAACAATGCTTTTTTGTTTGTTGCAGCAAGGGTAATCAACGCATCCATTTTAGATAATATGTTGCCGGCTGTCAATGCAACTGGAGACGCTACTTTCAAAACTGCTGAATCGTTCACCATTTTCTTCAAGAAACCATCGAAAAATTTAAGTTGACCATTTCCGCTAGTTCCTATTGTTGCTGTATAGGTTGTAGAACCCATCCAAATGTTCTGCTCAATTTGTTCAAAAGCACGATTAAGTGCAATTTGCATCATGTAAGATTCAACTGTTACTGGCACTTCACGCGCTAACAATGTTTTACTTAGTTGCTCTGCTACGAAAGATTCTTCATAATTACGAGGGTTAAACTCGGTGTAAAGCATGATGTCGGCAGGTGTTAACACACGACCATCAATGGTAAAACTACCGCTAGATGTTGGCGTTGCGGCTCTTTCCTGTAACGGAGTAGAAAAGTCCATACGGTCGATAGTATGTTTCTTTTTAATACCGTCTTTTACATAAACCGATCCTTTTTGAACTGTGTCCATCCCGAAGGTAGCGGGCAACCAGAAATACGAAGCGTATGTTCCTGAGTAGGTTGTGTCATTAATTACTAAAGCCATTTTATTTTATTTTGTTGTTTAAGAATTATGCTTTTTTTGCAAGTCTATTTTTAAGTTGCGCCATCAACGTTACTGCCGATGTATGCAATTCGCCATCTTTCAACTCGTTAACCGGTAATTTTGGAGCTACTTTATTTAATGGTAAATCGGCTATCATTGCTTTCACTTTATCGATACCGATAGAGTTAGCCGTTTCTTTCCACGAGTTAACGCTTTCAGATTTAATACGTCCTTCGGCAACAAAACCATTAATGCTATTTTCGATTTCAGCAAGTTTTAATGCCTCTTCTTTAGCCTTTGCTTCGGCTTCAATTTCAGCTTCTTTAGCTTTTGATGCCTCTACGGCTTCGGTTAATTCTTGCACCTTAGCATTAGCTTCTGCCAATTCATTTTTAGCGAGTGCTAATTGTTTTATCGCAGTTTCAGCTTTGTTTTCGATTGCTTCGATAGAAGACAATATTGCATCTTCATTTGCAGAATCGACTAAACCCAACTTGTTAGTTACCTTTGTCATTTTTATTTGTTTTTTGTTATTAAATTTTTCGATTAAAAGCGTGTTAGCATAGGCCATGATAGAATTAGTATTTGGCAAATGCTTTTTATTCATATCTCTCGATACTTCGATGTCTGTTGCAAAACCATAATCTAAACACTCTTGAGCGGATAGCCATGTGGTGTCGTTAATCATTGCACGAACGGAATCCATTGAGCAATTCGACTTAGATTGTAGTAAAGTAGTAATGCTATCCATAATAGCCGATTGACTTTTATAGTCTTCGGTATTCTGTACTGGGTGCATCATTGTTTTAGCGTAGTCGCTCATAAACCGTTTACGGCCACTCGCCCAAATCCACCCTGCCGT